AGCTCAGCAAGCAGCGGACCCCTTAGAGGATCTTCGTCGCAGACTGGGTGAAGACGCGGGCGCGGTCGATGTCGTATCCGACATTATCAAAGCCGTGAGCGGATCGCAGCACGAAGCCACCCAAAGTGAGCTTCAACAGCTGCGGGAAGCCGTAAGTGTTATGGCGCAAAGTCACGTGCAGAGTCAGACGCAGGGTTTAAACACACAAGTAGTTGAAGCCCGCGAAGCGTACGGAACAGAACTCGATTCGTATGCCCCGCAGATTAAGGCACTCATCAGTGTGGAGAATCCCGCGACTCGTTCTGCGTATACCGTCAAAGAAGCCTTTGAGCTGGCTTCCGGTAAAGCAGCGGCAAAATCTCAGGAATTGGCAGCCACCGAGCGGCAAGTCCGGTCTGACGCCTCTTCGCGCACAGCCCTGCAAGGGGTCGTGGGCGCGGACAACGCAGACGATGGAGAGCTGACTCCCGCCCAGTTGGCGGCAGGACTGCAAAAGTTGGGGTTCGAATAAGTCAGGTCTCCAATAACGACATGGAGACGTTTAAATGGTTGCTGTATCGACCACCGAAACCTGGGATGCAGCGTGGACACTCACGATGCGTGCCAAGCGGAAGAGGTTGACGGATAACATTTCCGACAACTATCCGACTATCGGTCGTTTCCGTCGCTCCGGCGTGCTCGAAGTTGAGACCGGCGGCAAGGAGTACCAAGAGGATTTGATGTATGGGCTTGGTAGCTCTGAGTGGTTCGACGGATACGACGTGCTGAACACCGATGCCATGGACGGCATCACGGCGGCTTTCTACACACCGCGCTACAATGCCACACCTATCGTCATTTCGATGACGGAAGAAATGGAGTCACGCAAGGCTGCGGGCTCCGAGAAGTTGCTGACCGCAAAGACGACGCAGGCCATGCAGGGTTCATTCGACACCATGAACCAGGCGGCGCTGTCCTCACAGTCTGGCAAGTCTATGCTGGGCTTGCAGGACATTTGCGCACAGTCGTCCGGCACTACGCTGGGCGGAATCTCTGCTGCCACCAACACGTGGTGGGAGAACGGTCGCCTGGACTTCGCCACCGGGACGTACACGTCTTTTGTGACGAAGAGCACTGATCGCTATAACGGCCCCGTGCGCATGGGCACGTTGTGGAACAGCATTAGTGAGGGCAACGACAAGCCCAATCTGATTATCACTTCGTACTCGCTGTACGGCTCGTATGAAGAGATTTTCGAAGGCACTGGCTACACGCGCTTCGTGGCCAGTGGCAATCGGTCTGGACCCAACCACGGAATCGGCGCTGAAGGTGACATCACGTTTCGTGGTGCCCCCGTCATCCCGGATCGTGATTGCGCGTCCGACGACCTTTACATGCTTAACACCAAGTACCTGAAGCTCAAGATCCAGTCGGGTCTCAACTTCGCCAAGACACCGTTTAAGGAGCCGTCGAACCAGATGGCCAAGGTGGCGTTTGTCGTGGTCGGGATTCAGATGGTCACAAATCATCGCGCCCGTCAGGGCGTGCTCTTTGACTGCGCATAAGACGCAATAGCCGCCGTCGCCAGGGAATCCTGTCTGACGGCGGCTCAATAACCTTGCCCCCAAGCCAATGGGGGTTCATACCCTGACCATAGGGGAGAGGAAAATAAGATGTCTACAAATTGGGACTTTGGTGCCGGAGGCACCAATAACGGAAGCGTAGGATTTGGTTCTATTGGCGGAATTTCTCAAGGTATTTATGAGGAGTCCTCTGCCCAAAACGGTCCATTAGGTGCCTCGCTGGAATTTGATGATGGGCGCAAGTATAGATACACGAAGAGCGCAGCGGGGATTACGATTGGCAATGCCTGCTCCAGCGACTACAGCGATGGCTTGCTGGCCGAGCTTGATTCGACCACTACCGTAAGCGCGACCGCAGGAAACGATTATTTCTCTTTGACCGGAAGTGGGTCTCAGTTTTCCACGACGGCGAATTTCTATGCGGGCGGTTACATCGTTTTCACCGATGGCACGGGTGCGGGTCAATGTTACCGCATCAAGAGTCATACCACGGCAAGTTCGGATAAGATCACTTTTTATCTGTACGATGCCCTCGTTACAGCACCCGTGGCGGCGACCGGTGTTATGATCGTCGGAAATCCGTTTGGGGCCGTTCTTACGGCGGATGGCACCAGTTCAGGCGCAGCAACGGATTCTTGGGTTGTTGGTGTTAATCCAATCGCGATTACCAGTGGATATTACTTTTGGATGCAGACGCGAGGCATCGCGGCGGTTCAATTTGACGCAGATACCACCGCTGCTCCGCATTACGGAATGGAGCTGGTGATGAGCGATGCGCACGACGGCCTTGTTGAGGCCAAGCTGGACGCACATGATGGATACCAGACAATCGGACATTATGTGGGTTCAACTGGCGACGATAATGAGTACGTCGCAGTGCACTTGACGCTTGAATAAACCAAGAAGGAGAGAGAGCTTCGGCTCTCTCTCCTTTATTTCACACACAACGGAGATATTATGGCCGAGAAGAAAGCACCCACAGAGAACCAGGAGGGGTCCACGGCGGTTGACGAGCTGGTGGGCATGATCCAGAAAGCTGGCCCCGAGGCACAGAAGGCGATGCGAGAAGCATTGGGTGTGGGCGGGGCCATTAAGAAGTCACCGCCTACCCAGTCCAACCAGGACGCCAAGCGCATTGCGTATTCAGTGGGCGAGATCGTGCAGCCGGAAGGGTTTCAGCCGAAGGCATCACAGGCCAAAACTGAAGAAGGATCGGAAGCTGTGGCCGAATGGCTGGCGCAGTGGAACCAGAGAAACAGCAACCCGTCCAGCCAGGCCGAAGAGTACGCCGACATCGCGCAGATGTAGATGGCCGAGAAGTTCAAACAGATACAGGCGGCATCCTTGTCTGGGGATGCTGCCACGTTGGGCACGATCCAGGTTGAGACCATCGTGTTGGGGTCGTACGTCACTCTCGCAAATTTGACGACGACTGAACGAGATGCCCTAACAGCCAGCAATGGCATGGTTATCTACAACGCGTCGACCAATAAGCTGCAAGCCTACGAGAATGGCGCGTGGGCAAATCTGATTTAACCGGGGGAAAGTGGGAGACTGAGCGCATGAGGTGACACTAACTGAAGCCTACACCATGGCGTTAAAACGGGTGGGCTTGGACGAAACCAGCACTACGTTCAAGGACCAGATGCGGCTCTACCTCAATATGGGGGCCAAAGAGCTGGGTGCACTGGCGGACTGGTGGTGGTTGTATAAACAGGGCACGCTTACCACGACGCATACCGTAACGGTGAAAAACATTTCCGGGGGCTCGTTTGCCGTTGGAAATACCATTACGGATGGTACCAATTCTGGCACCATTGCCGCGTCCTACGATGTGACCAACGCGCCAACCATCATCCACTACACCACGTCAAAAACGACGGATTTTAGTGGCACTCTTTCCGTTGGTGGTGGCCCCTCGTCCACCGTTGTTTCTGATGTCGTCACGCGCCAGTATCAACTGGCCAGTGATGTATTGTCTCCCTACAGCTGGCGCGACGAAACGAACAACCGAGTCCTGACCATTGCCAGCTGGGACGAAATGGATGAAGCCGACCCCGATCAAAACGAGACGGGAGATGCCCGCTGGATCATCCCGGAGGGCGCTGACTCCAACACGGGGTACCAGCTGGTGGCTGTGTTCCCGCTGCACGATACCTCCAATGAAACTTTCCGCTACCGGTACTACGCCTATATCCCCGATTGGACATCCGACGATGACTCCACCGCACTCGACGGATGGATTCCGCAGCCGCTGCAACCCGCACTTGTTTACACGGCTGCGGCGCTGTACCAGCAGGAAAAGGGGGATGACGATGGCGCACAAATCAACCGACAAGAAGCAGACCGACAGGTAGACCGTGCCCTGCGTGTAAACTCACGCATGTGGGGCAATCGCCATCGCGCCCGCAGCCACAAGTTTGGCGGCGGTAGTGCCTTCGGGTTTTTCGTGCAGGAAGGATCGCTAAGTGCCTAATGGCTATTGACGGCGATGCCATTGTTCATGGCCCATGGACTGCCGGTGCAGTCTACAACCTCCCGCCAGAAAACCTGGAAGAAGACCAGTGCACCGATACGATCAACGTACGGATTGGGCAGGCAGGGGAGTGTGAGAAGCGCACCGGGTCCGCTAACTATGCTGGGAG